TAGCAATTGTATGTATTCAGGATGTGAATATGCCTGACGTTCTTGTGCTGCACTTGTCTCATATCCATGTAATTCAGCATCTTGCATCAATAAAGCACGTTTTGAACGTCTGAATTCGTCAAGATATACACGTTCTGCTTTAGCTTTTGCGTATTTTCCAGCGTTTTTAAGTAAAAATTCTACGACTTTATTAGGATTTTCCATTTATTTCCTTAAAATAATAATGATTGAGTTGCTACTTTGCCACCAGAGTCATATCTTTTTGTATCACCTTTTGGATATGGTTCAGATTTATATAAAAGTTTTGAATTTAATATTTTTTTATCGTTTTTAGTTCCATGAAAATAGATATAACGATGTTTTCTACTTCGTTCTGTGTAATAAAAATCATCACCATATTTTTCTTTTATTGATTCTAAAGTCATGCCATCGCTTATAGTTTTACTATGTTTATGCTCTAAACCCTTTATAGTCCAATCAACTCTATGAGCTGATAAACCTGTGTATAAAAAATTAGTAGCTTGATAAACATAACCTATATGTCCTTGTTCTGTATCAGCATAAGAAACAATAATGGTAGGTTTTGGAAGTAATTTAATTGAATTAGCGACTAAATAACTAGCTTGATTTTTATCATTTTCTAATAAACAAACTCGATTTAATTCTAAAACTTTGTCAGAATATTCTTTTCCACAAATACCCATACATAATGATGGACTAGCAGGTATTCCATATGTAATTACACCTACTAAAATATTATCTTTATATAAACCAAAAGCATACATAATTTGTGGAATACGTTTTGCATAGTGTTTTTTTAATAACCATTCGTAAGTTTCCTCATTTTTTATAGGAAGAACTAACATCATTCCTCCAAGTAATTAATAATAGGTTGTTGAAAACTCTCGGTAAATTGCTGACTTTTCTTATCAAACCATAGTCCTAAAGTACCGTTCCAATCGCCATGACGTTGCTTAGAAACAATTAATGCAGCATCAGGTACAGAATTATCAGCAATCAAATTTCTTTCCGTTTCACGTTCTTTTTTTATGTTTCTAGAAATAATCATTACGTTATCTACAAGGTCAGATATTGAGCCTGAACCTTTTAAATCAAATTTATTAGCCGTTTCAGTCTCATCGTTTCCTTTTCTGACATGGTGAACTAAGAAAATATGAATATTCATTTCTTTTGCTACTTCACATAACTGATTCATAAAGTCTTTTTGACCATCGTAATCAGTCTCTCCTTTTGTGCATTTAGTCAAAGAATCAATAATGACGTGAGTTACACCAAGTTCAATAGAAGCATATCTACACAAACTAATAACTTGCCAGATCTCTAGGCTTCCAACATGATTAAACAAGTAAAAATGGTCTAATTTCCATTTCATAAACTGATTTATTTGATGTTTATTAGGAATATTGACTCCAGTTGCTTGTCTGGCCATTCTTGCTAAAGTTGATACTGGTGGCATTTCTAACGATGCCATTAATATTTTTGAACCTTTATTCACAATGTCTAGTGCTATTTGTCCAAGTATTAAAGATTTTCCATGACCATTGACTCCAGCTAAAACAGTTATTTCCTTGCGTCTAAATCCTATTTTTTGATCGGCATTAGGAAAAGGCAATTTATCACCTAAAATTCCAAGTTGCCTAGTTTTGAAATAATCATAAATTTCATTCTCAAAATCCGATTTTTCATTTACTAAACTGCGTATTTCTGAATACTCTGCGTATTTGTTTAAATCTATGTCAACTAACATAAAGTTCATTCTCCGAATCCAACGCTAGAAGCGTTTTTGTTTTTAAAGTGAGCATATGGGTATACCAAGTGAAAAAAAACTCGTCTGAAGCCGTTTTAGACTGAATTAGGTGTATTGTTTGATCTTTAAAGAAACCACAATCGTATGGTTTAGGTCTGTTTTGTTCTGTAAAGATACTTGGCATAGAAAAATCTTGGTCATTAGGATTAAACCATCGAGGTTTATCACCAACGATTAAAAATATGCCTTTAAAGTTATTTCCACGATACAAATGTAAAAATGCTTCTTTTTCACCAATCATACTGGTCTCCTCAATGATTCAAAAATATCTTCACTTGCTACTTTTGTAGTTAATTCATCTTCCCATCTTCTATCACGAATCCATCGTTCAGCATCTTTACGATATTTAGGTTCAGGTATTGCAATAGTTTGAGCTTTTGCTTTTTCAACAATTATTTTTATAAGTTCAGCATTAGGTTTTAACTTATTCCATTCTTTAAAAGCAACACTTTTACCTACAAACTTTGAATATGCTTTCCAAAATAACTCAAACTCACTCGTGTATGTATTACTTCTCTTCTCTTCTCTTCTCTTCTGCTGACTTGAGTCTGTCTTAGGACTGTCTTTAGTCTGACTTAAGTCTGTCTTTTTAATCACTATGTCATTGATTTCATTAGGTGGTTCAGGATACTTACTATTTACAAATCGTAATCTTTGTTTAAATCTTGGTATAAAAATAAACCTTTCATCATTTACAAAATAAAGTCTAATTAAATCCTGGTCAACAAGTTCTGTAAGTAAAATTTCCATACGATTTGATTCCATTCCACGACCAGAAAAACACCTTGTTCGCAGCGTAAAATTTTTACCTGAATAACGAGCTGTATCATCAGCCGATAAAATCAAATGAATGTAAAGAAGTTTTGCTTCATCAGAAACTGACCAATATCTTTCTGAATTGAGAAGTTCATCTCGAATTAATCTGTCTGGCATCAATTAAATTCCATTCAAAAGACAAATTATTTGTATAAATTTTGATAATTCATTTCTATCAAGCCATGTTTTTTGTTCAACTTGACGTATCCAAAATATTGCTTTTTTAGCATCTTTAAGCTCAATTAATGGAATTTCATAGTTATAACCACCATGCGTTAATATCAAAACATCATCGTCAATTTTGAACTGATTGACATTAAATTCATCTAAAATTTTTGAATCAAAATCAATAGCTTTAATAATATTTAACATTTCATTCTCCAAAAATATCAGGTCTAAGCATTTCTCTAGTTAATCTACCATCTGACAATTCAACTATTTTTCTTAAATGCTTAATTGGAATACCTTTACACCTAGCTTTCCATTGATAAATAGCCGTTTCTCTAATACCTAAAAGCATCGCCAGTCGGTATAAAGAACCAAACTCAAGTTTTAATTCTGTATAAATGTCCATGTAAAACTCCTTTTTTTTGTAATACTAGCACATTTTACTACATTTATTATTAGTGTAAACACCTATAAAATATTTTTATAAAAGTGTTGATTTGTGGTTATTTTAGTGTATAGTATTACTTATGCAGTAAATTTATTAATTAATTGAAGAAAGAGAAAGTATATGAAAACATTTATAGAAGCACTCATACTAGGTACATTGATGTTTGTTATTCCATTGACCGTTTGGATTATCAAGACTGGAGGTCTGTAATGTACGACCAATATCTAAAATCTAATTACGATGCTTGGCTTACTAATGACGATTCTGAATACGTTGATGAAGACGCATTTGAAGAACGAGTCAAAGATTTGTTGTATCACAATGATGACTATAACTGCTGTTTATTTGAAAACTTTAGTGAAGACATTTATTCAGCAACAGCAGAACAAGCACAGTCTATTGAAGAATACTTGCAAAACAAAGACTTTGAAAAACTAGGCCGTTTGTTATGGTGCATATCAATGGAATCTCGTGAAAAGTTTGCAAGAATACAAGCTGAAAAAGAAATGGACAATTAAATGACTAATTTTGTGAAAGAACTAGAAAAAATGGATAAACGTAAAACTTTTAGTGAGTTGCGTCAAATTAACGTCAACGAGTTTACAGAACGTAAAGGTAATCTAACGTATTTGTCTTGGACTTATGGCTTAGACATTCTATTGCAAAACGATTCTACAGCTACATGGAAATTCTTAGAACCAATGGTTTATAACGAAACTATGATGGTGCGTACAGAAGTTACAGCTCTAGGTAAGACTTTAGAAATGCAATTACCTGTAATGGATAATCGTAATAACGCAATCAAGAATCCAGATGCTCGTAAGATTTCTGACTCACAGATGCGTTGTTTGGCTAAGAATATTGCTTGCTTTGGTATTGGTTTATATATTTATGCTGGATCTGATTTGCCATCGGATGCGATTGTTGAAGAAAAACCTGATTTAACAGATTTAACAATTCAATGGTTAGACAATATTAACGAATGTTTAGACATGGATACGTT